TACCGCCGCCCAAGCTGCACAAGCAGTTAGGATGGTTGGAGAGTAATGGAAGAAATAGACAAACTCCGCGCAATGTATAAAGAAACCTTTGATTCCACAAACGGACAGAAGGTTTTGCACGACCTTGAAGCCCGCTGTAACTGGCGGTCTTTAAGCTATGTGGCTGGCGATGCCAAGGCCACAGCTTTTGAGGAGGGTAAAAGAGCAGTCATCCTCCACATCCACAACATGCTGACAGAGGAGTAATTATGTCAGAAGAAGCAATCGAACAGGTAGACCAGCCTACCGAAGCACCGCTGTTGGAAACACCAGCGGATGTAGCGCAAGGCGGTTCTGGTAACGATTTTTTAAGCACAATACCAGAAGAATTGCGAGACCACCCAAGCCTTTCCCCAATCAAAGATGTTGAAAACCTAGCTCGTTCCTATGTGAACGCGCAGCGTCTTATTGGTGCAGACAAGATTCCGATGCCGGTCAACCCGACAGAAGAAGACCTTGACCGCATCTACGGCAGACTGGGCCGCCCAGAAACGCCGGATGGTTACGAAATAGCTGTTGATGGGAATGTGATTACAGAAGATGCCGCCAAATCTTATGCAGATGTTGCGCACAAACTCCGGCTCTCGCCGGAACAAGCGAATGGTGTTTTGGAATACTATAAAAGCTTGTCCCAACAGGGTGCGGAAGCGGCGGAGCAAAATGCACAATATGCCCGCGAACAAGTGGAAACGGAACTCCGTAAGGAATGGGGGCAAGCGTTTGAGCAAAAACTCTCTGCGGCTAAAACTGTGGTGCAAGACTTTGCAACGCCTGAAATTTTGGAAATGAAGCTGGCAGATGGCACGATGGTTGGCAACCATCCCGATTTCATCAAAGCATTTGCAAACATGGCGGATTTCCGGCATAGTGTAACCAGTGAAGACACAATCTCTGACAGTCCTTCTAGCCGTGCTATGACACCTAAAGAGGCACAAGCAGAGATTGATGCCATCATGAATGACAAAACACATCCTTATTGGGATGCAAAGGCACCTGGTAGGCAAACCGCTATTGACCGGGTGTCAGAATTGATGGGCATGGTTCATGGATGAACTTGAAAGAGTCCATGCCCGGATGGATTGTTTGAGGATTGCGTTAGAGTTTGGAACTCAGCGTGATGTTCTTGACCCAGCCCGATTAGCCGACAGGTATTGGGAATGGGTTACTAGGGGTAGCGAGGCAACTCGTCCCGCAGACGACCGGAAAGACGGTGGCCAGACGCAGGCCAAAAAGGCGAGGAGCGTCCGAAAGGGTAGCGCACTGACAATGAACCAAATGTAACTGTGAAAACAAGGAGTTAGACTCATGTCTACGCAAGTGACCACAGCATTTGTTCAGCAGTATTCTGCAAATGTGCAGATGCTTTCACAGCAGATGGGTTCCCGTCTGCGTGATGCAGTGCGCGTTGAGAATGTTGTTGGCAAAAATGCTTTCATCGACCAAATCGGTGCTGCGACTGCTGCCCTTCGCACCAGCCGCCATGCCGACACCCCGCAGATGGACACTCCGCATGCCCGCCGCCGCCTGTCTTTGGCTGACTACGAGTATGCTGACCTGATTGATGACCAGGATAAAGTCCGTATGCTGATTGACCCGACCTCATCCTACGCTCGTGCAGCTGCTGCTGCTATGGGTCGTGCAATGGATGATGTCATCATCACTGCCGCTACCGGCACTGCAAGCACCGGCGAGACTGGTTCAGGCAGCGCATCACTGGATGCAACCGCCAACTCTGTTGGTTCTGCTTCATCCAACGATGGCCTGACCATTGCAAAGCTGCGTGAAGCCAAGCGTAAGATGGACTTGCTGGATGTTGACCCGTCCATCAATCGTTACATCGCGGTTGGCCCCAAGCAAATTGAAGACCTGCTCGGCACTACTGAAGTGACCAGCAGCGACTTCAACACCATCAAAGCACTGGTTCAGGGCGATGTTGACACCTTCATGGGCTTCAACTTCATCATGACCAACCGGCTGTCCATTGATTCCAATGACATCCGTAAGTGTTTTGCTTGGGCCGAAGATGGTTTGACCCTTGGTATTGGCAAGGACATCAATGCTCGTATTGATGAGCGCGCCGACAAGGGCTATTCAACCCAGGTTTACTACTGCATGAGCATCGGTGCGGTGCGCATGGAAGAAGCCAAGGTTGTTCAAATCTTCTGTGACGAAACCCCTGACTAAGAGGAGCTAAAAGATGACAACGAAAAACTCTGACCTCATTGCTAATCTTGAGGCTCTCCCGCAGGTCGCTAACAACGCTCAAGAGCTTGGTGGCGTAAAGCGTATTGCACAGGGCAATGTTGCACTGGCTGCTGGTGACAGCACCGATGACGACATTGTAATGCTTGCACCGATTCCAACCCACGCGACCCTGACTTCTGTCCGTGTTGGTTCCGACAATCTGGGTGGCACATGCACCTTTAATGTCGGTTTCTACACTGATGAAGGCGTGGTTGTTGATGAAGATGCGCTGGCTACTCTTGTAGCTGACGCGGCTGGCATGACGGAACTGCGTTATGAAGAAGCCAACATCAACACCACCGGTCAGCAGGTTTGGGAACTGGCGGGTCAGTCCTCAGACCCCGGTGGAATCTACTATGTTGCGGCAACTTTCTCCGCAACTGGTGGCACCGCTGGTGACATGGCTTTCATCATTGAGTATGTGGTGAACTAATTTGGTTGGGGCGGCCCCTGAAAGGTCGCCCCTTCCTTCTCCTGCCGGGGGGAACGGCGTGGAATACAATAGTGATTTTAGGTATGACCTAAAGGTAGGACAGGTAAGCGAAAAGCGACTTGGTGAATTATTGACCGACAAAACTATAGAGGTGAAAAGAGATTTTAGGGCTTCACAAACTGGCAAAGTGTTTGTGGAGTTTTTTTGTAGAGGCAAACCATCTGGCATTGCTACGACAGAAGCAGACTTTTGGGCCTTTATGATTAGTAACGAATCTGTGGTAATATTACCTACAAAGCGTGTAAAAAAACTTGTTAGGGAAGCAAAAAGGAAAGGGAAGGTTGTCTCTGGCGGCGATAGCAATTTAAGTCAGGGCGCACTGGTAGAAATAGAGAGGCTTATGACCGATGCCATCCGTTGTTGACATTTGTAACGAAGCTATGGACTTGCTTGGCGCAGGAACCATTACAGCACTAAGTGAGAACTCAAAAGAAGCGCGGATTTGCAATCGGCGTTTTTCTACTGTGCGTGACGCTGTTCTCCGGGCGCACCCTTGGAATGTGGCTATTACCAGAAAGTCCATTGCACAAGACGCTGACACACCGGCATTTGGGTTTAGTTACCAATACACCCTACCAAACAATCCTTATTGCTTGCGGGTTCTGTCCTTCTTTGACGACCAGGTGGACAGCGAGATTGCTGCGTATGACACCCGGCTTATGTATAAGATTGAAGGCCGCAAAATCCTGTCAAACGAAAGCACCTGCAAGATTACCTATATTGGCCGCGTCACTGACACAGAGCAGTATGATTCCCTTCTCAGCAGCACTGTGGCGCATCGCTTGGCCGCAGAAACCGCCTATGCCTTAACAGGCAGCAATGGTGTTGCCCAACAAATGTTCCAGCTGTATGAGTCCCGCTTGCGTGAGGCTCGTTCCATTGATGCAATGGAAGGGACACCAGACAAGCTACTCGCAGACGACTTCATTAATGTAAGGTTCTAAGATGGCCCGCGTTTCCACCATCATTACCAACTTCCAAGCTGGTGAACTTTCCCCGCGTCTTGAGGGCCGCATTGATTTGCAAAAGTATAACTCTGGGGCGCAAACGCTACAGAATATGCTGGCCTTTCCCCAGGGCGGTGTTACGCGCAGACCAGGCACATACTATGCTGGTTCATCAAAAGATGGTGGCAAGGTTCGTCTGATTAACTTTGAATACAGCGATGAGCAAGCGTATGTGCTGGAGTTTGGCGCAAACTACATTCGCTTCTTCAAAGATGGCGGTATTCTGACCGAGGCAACAAAGTCCATCACCGGGGCAACTGCGGCAGACCCGGTTGTTATTACCGCTACATCGCATGGTTACTCAAACGGTGACCGGGTATATATTACCGGTGTCACCGGAATGACAGAGATTAACAACAGGGAGTTTACTGTAGCCAATGTTACTACTAACACCTTTGAACTTAGCGGTGTGGATGGTTCTGGTTTTTCTGCTTTTGTTTCTGGTGGCACTGTTGGTAAAATTGTCGAAGTAACCACCACATATAGCGTAGATGACATATTTGAAATCAATCATGTGCAATCTGCCGATGTTATTTACCTTGCACATAAAGACCATGCGCCAGCAAAACTGACGAGAACTACAGCTACCAGTTTTACCCTGTCAGACATTCCTTTTGTTGATGGCCCCTACCTTGATGAAAACACAACAGCAACCACGCTATATGCCTCTGCTGCAACTGGCAGTGTAACCATTACAGCGTCTGCTGATTTATTTACCGCCGATGATGTTGGCAGGTATATTCGTTTCCGCGAGGTGCTTGAGATTGAGCATGACTTATGGGCAGCCAGCACCAGCTATAACGATGGTGATTCTGTCCGATACAATGGTCATGTCTATGAGCAAGTTACAGGTTCTACACAAACATCTGGCAACACTCCGCCTGTGCATACAGAAGGCACAGAAACCTATGGTGCTATTGATTGGGAATACAAGCACGATGATACGGGGTATGTAAAAATTACCGCGTTTACTAGTGCCACTGTAGTCACAGCTACCGTCCAAGAAGATGATGGTGGCATCGCTGTTTTGCCTGACCATGTTATTGGTGCTGCCAACGCTACAAAGAAATGGTCTCTTGGCGCGTTTGGCGGTGAACAGGGCTACCCACGCGCCGTAGCGTTCTATGAGGAGCGTCTTTACTTTGCTGGCACTACAGGCCAGCCGCAAACCATTTTTGGTTCCGTTACCGCTGACTTTGAGAACCAAACACCCGGCATACTGGATGACAGCGCAATCAACATCACCATTGCATCCGACCAGGTGAATGTTATTAAGCACATGATTCCGGGCCGCTTCTTGCAGGTCTTAACCACCAGTTCAGAGTTTACCTTGTCTGGCGGCACTTCTGGGCCAGTAACGCCCACAAATGTTAGTGTGCTGCGGGAAACTACATTTGGTTCATCCGATGTCCGGCCTTTGCGAGCTGGAGCCAGCACCATCTTAATTCAGAAAGGGCAAGAGAAGGTAAAGGAAATTACCTTTGACTTGGACACGGATGGGCTTGTTGGCCGTGACCTGACTATTCTGGCGGAGCATTTGGCTCGTGGCGGCTTGACCGACATGGTTTGGCAGCAGGAGCCAGAGCTTGTTCTTTGGTTTGTGCGCTCTGATGGCACCCTTGTTGGCCTGTCATACGACCCCGCAAACAACACGATTGGTTGGCACCAGCATCCTCTGGGCGGCACTGGCACTGTTGAAAGCATTACAGCAATCCCTAGCGGCGCAGAAGACCAAGTATATTTGTCTGTGAAGCGCACCATCAACAGCGCGACTGTTCGTCATATTGTGTATATGAAGCCGGTGTATTTTGGCACAGATGTTTCAGATGCCTTTTATGTAGACTCTGGGCTGACATACGACAGCACCGCGACCGACACAATTAGCGGCCTTAACCACCTTGAGGGTGAGACTGTGCAGATTTTGGCAGATGGCTCGGCCCACGCAGACAAGACAGTAAGCGGCGGCAGCGTAACGCTAGACCGGAACGCATCTACTGTGCATGTCGGCTACTCTTACACATCCCTTGTTGAAACCTTGCGTATTGAAGCTGGGGCTGATGATGGTGTGTCACAGGGCAAGATTAAGCGCATACACGGCGTAACTGTGCGCTTCATTGACACTGTTGGCGCAGAGGTTGGGCCAGACACCAGCAATCTTGACCGCATCCCGTTCCGTGACAGCAGCATGGCAATGGACACTGCGGTTCCGATGTTTGACGGAGACAAGGAAATATTTTTCCCATCTAGCTATGAGACAGATGCGCGGGCCGTTGTCAGGCAGACACAGCCCTTGCCCATGACTGTTTTGGCAATCATGCGCAGGAGCAACACATTTGATGCTTAGAGCTATTTGGATTATTATGGGTATACAAGGGTAAGCTGATGAATTTTTTGACTGCACTTTCTGCAATAGGCACTGTAGTTGGTTTTGCGGGCCAGCAAAAAGCGGCTCGTGCGGCTGAAGAAGCAGCTGAGTATAACGCACGGATTGCCGCCGAAGAAGCTGTTTTGCTGCAACGCGCAAAGACTGCACAAGAGGCAAATCTTAGAGAGCGCGCCAAAAGACTTGCTTCTACCCAGCGTGTTGCGACAGCTGCATCTGGCATTGAAATGTCAGGCAGCCCATTGCAGGCAATGGCTGACACATACTTTTCTTTGGAGAAGGATGTGGCAATGCTGCAATACGCATCCACCATTGAGCAAACAGCAAAGCAAGCAGAAATAGATTTGACAAGACTGCAAGGCAGGGCCGGTGCATCCGCACAGAGAATAAATGCCTATTCTTCTTTGCTTGGTGGGGCCGTGTCAACCTACGAACTAAACCGCAGAATTACGACAGGATGAGTTAATGCCAAGGATTCCTCTTTATAATCAAGGGCTTGGCCCATCTGTTCAAATGCCAACCGGGCAGCTTTCTCCGCGGGCAAGCGCACAGGCTCTTGCTGCCCCAGGTCAGGCAATGGCTGGCCTTGGCCGCGTTATACAGCAAACGGCGCAGGTTGGCGCAAAGTTTGAAATGGAAAGGCAGAAGCGCGAGGCGGAAGACTTGCAGCTGATTATGGACAGGAAGCTGAGTGAGCAGGCCAGCGACCTTAACAGGGATGGCACCCTGAGAGATGTGGACTCATACAGGTCTGCATTTGATGGCTTGCAGACAAAGCTGTTTTCAGATGTTGACGCAATGGAGAGGCTTAATGCCGGTCAGAAGCGCGCCATAAAAAGAGGGCTTACCGCAAAAGGAAATGTATTACGCGCCGCTGGTTCAGAGCAGGCGCATGGCTTTTATTTGCAGGATGCGACAGCAAACTTTAACGAATATACCCAAGCCTCTCTGTCCGACCAAAGAGCAGCAGGTTTTGGCTACCAAGAAGCCACCACCAACATCTTAATAGAGGACTATGAGCAAAGGCATAAAAAGGCAGTGCAGGCAGGTCTGACGCCTGCCCTAAGTCCGCAGGAGTATACCTTTGAAGTTTTCAAAGACCAGGTGTCAGCCGCATCTATGGACAGAGGGAACACCCTTACAGACTTAGAGCAGTTAAGACTGGAAATTATGAATGCGGATGGCAGGTTTAGTCAGCTTAATCAAAGCGGCCGAAATGCCCTTGCAAACCTGTTGGACAAAAGAATAAACTTTCTTACCAATGAAGGTGTTTCCGATGCACGGGCGGCTTTTCTGGACGCTAATGCGTCCTTGGTTAATGCAAAGACCGCAGAAGACCGCAAAAAGCATGCTGCAGATGCCTACAGTGCCGTAGGCTTTTTAGCTGCGTATGGCCAAGCAGACGAGGCAGCCAAACTGGACATGCAGCTTTCCGGGACATTTGCCGCCCTTGAAGCAGCAGACAGTGTTGTTTTTGGGGACTTAAACGCGCAAAACGACATATTGGAAAACGCTCGTCGGCGAACCCAAGAATTTGCGGGAACAGACAGGGCTGCCGAAGTAGCGTATGAGGAAATAAAAACACGAGAAGCACTGGCTGCCCAACAGCAGGCAAAACAAGAAGACCTTGCCGAATATGTTAGGAGTAATTACTTTAGAATAAATGGCGTTGAACCATCACAGGCGCAAGTGCTTG